TACGGCTACATCGAGAAATTCATCGAAGGGCTGGGCGAACGCTTCAACATCCGAGAGATTGCCTTTGACCGCTGGGGCGCTGTGCAGATGGTGCAGAACCTTGAGGGCATGGGCTTTACCGTCGTGCCCTTCGGGCAGGGCTTCAAGGACATGTCCCCGCCTACGAAGGAGCTGATGAAGCTGGTGCTGGAGAAGCGGATCGCCCACGGCGGCCATCCCGTTCTGCGCTGGATGATGGACAACATCTTTATCCGCACCGACCCTGCGGGGAACATCAAGGCAGACAAGGAAAAGAGCACGGAGAAAATCGACGGAGCGGTGGCGACCATCATGGCGCTGGACCGTGCTATCCGCTGTGGACTGGACAACGGGGAAAGCGTCTACGATACCCGCGGCCTGCTGTCGTTCTGACGCAACCGGGGATTTATCCGGGAAATTATCAATGTACGGCTGCACCTTTTTCTGCTATACTTATATCACAAAATGTAGCGGAAAGGGTGTGAGAATCATGCGTGAGGAACCGTTCAAGGCATATCTCCTCGAGTGCGTGGGCGAAAAAGGGGTCAGTTCCAGAATGGTGAAGGCGCGGAAAGCCGAGCGTATTCTGAATACCAGCCTCGACAACGTGGTTGCGGATGACAGCGCCATGTACAAGGCGCTGCTCCAGATCAGGGAGCAGGATAATCAGCGCAGTTCTATGCAGAACGCCATGCGGTATTATTATCGCTTCTTCAACGGACGGGCATTCCCACAGCTCAGGGATTATGAGCGTCAGCATGGATTGTCCACTTTCTGATAAGATTCATCTTGAGAAATGTAGTATCCTTATATCGTGAAAAAGCGCGGGCTTCCCGGACATCCGGGAGGTCCATTTTTATTGGGGGGATAAACAATGGGACTGAGAGAATGGCTGGGCATCAGCGCGAGGGACGCTCCCAAGGTGAACGACAGCGTTCGTGATTCCGGGCAGACCTTTGTGTTCGGTAAGTCCGATGCCGGCGAGACGGTCAACGAGAAATCCGCCATGCAGATCGCTACGGTGTATGCCTGTGTGCGTCTGCTGGCGGAATCGGTGGCGGGACTGCCGCTGCACCTGTACAAGTATACCGGTGACGCCGGGCGTGATAAGGAACGCGCCACGGATCATCCGCTGTATAAGCTGCTCTACCGCCAGCCCAACCCGGAAATGACCAGCTTCTCATACTTTGAGACTTTGATGACGCATTTGCTCTTATATGGCAATGCCTACTCACAAGTCATCCGGGACGGCAGGAATAATGTCGTTTCCCTTTATCCGCTTTTGCCGGAGAACGTGGAAGTGGACAGGGACGAGAATGGGCGCATCTACTACATCTACCACGCCTACACCGACGAAAAACCGGGAGAGCGGGATAAGGATATCTTCTTCCGGGCGGACGAGATATTCCATGTCCCCGGCCTGGGCTTCAACGGGCTGGTGGGCTTTTCGCCCATCGCCATGATGAAGAACAGTCTCGGCACCACGCTGGCGGTGGAGAAATACGGCAGTGCCTTTTTCAAGAATGGCGCACAGCCGTCCGGCGTGCTGGAGCATCCCGGCGTGTTGAAGAACCCGGAAAAGCTGAGGGAAAACTGGTCGCAGATTTACGGTGGTCCCGGCAACGCCCATCGCGTGGCAGTGCTGGAAGAGGGCATGGCGTACAAAGCCATATCGCTTCCGCCGGAGGACAGCCAGTTTCTCTCCACCAGGCAGTTCGGCGTGAACGAGATATGCCGTATCTTCCGTGTGCCGCCGCACCTGGTGCAGGATTTGGAGCATGCCACCTTCTCGAACATTGAGCATCAGTCCATCGACTTCGTGGTGCATACCCTGACGCCCTGGCTGGTGCGCTTCGAGCAGGCCATCGTGAAAGACCTGCTGCTCCCGGACGAGCAGGACGTGTATTTCCCGAAATTCAATGTGGACGGGCTCCTGCGCGGCGACTACCAGAGCCGTATGCGCGGTTACGCCACGGGCATTGGGAACGGCTTCCTGTCGCCCAACGACTGCCGGCGCCTTGAGAACATGAACCTGATACCCGCCGAGAAAGGCGGGGACGATTACTATCTCAACGGCGGCTACGTCAGGTTGCAGGACGCGGGAAAGAGCGCCGGAGATACACCGCCCGAACCGGCGGAAAAACCGGAGGAAACTGAGAAGACCACGAACAGGAGGAAGAGATGAAAAAGTTCTGGAACTGGATTCATGACGACGGCGGCGGCCGCGTCCTCCGGCTGGAGGGCCCTATCGACAGCGAGAACTTCTGGGGCGATGAAATCACGCCACAGATGTTCCGCGAGGACCTTGAAGCCGAGGAGGGCGACGTCACCGTCTGGATCAATTCGCCCGGCGGGAACGTGTTCGCCGCCGCCGAGATTTACACCATGCTGAAGGACTACGCCGGGAAGGTCACTGTGAAGGTCGCGTCCCTTGCCGCCTCCGCCGCGTCGGTGGTGGCGATGGCGGGCGATACGGTGCAGATGTCCCCGACCGCGCTCCTGATGCTGCACGATCCGTCCACTGTGGCAATGGGCAATACCCGCGACATGGAGAAGGCCATCGCCGCGCTGAACGAAGTCAAGGAAGCCATTGTCAACGCCTACGCCACCAAGAGCGGCCTGCGCCGGGGCAGGATCGCCGACCTCATGTCGGAAGAGACCTGGCTCAACGCGAAAAAGGCTGTGGAGCTGGGCTTTGCCGATGAAGTCCTCTACGACGGCAAAAAGCCTGAGGAGGACGCCGCCGCGCCGGAGGACGGTTCGCCGCCCGTCGAGGCGCAGCTTTTCTCCACCCGCGTGATGGACATGGCGATCCTTGACCGCCTGGGCGTCACCGGCGACACGGAGGAGCCGCCGTCCGCTCCCGTGATCGGCATGGACGGCAGGACGGAGGATGGGGCTATGCCCTATCAGATACTCAGAAATCAGCTGGACTTCCTCAGATGAGGGGCCCGGCTTTTTTCATGCCATCAACTACATTTTTGGAGGGTTATACCATGAGCAAGATTATCGAACTTCGCAACAAGCGCAATACCCTGTGGGAGCAGACCAAGGCATATCTGGAGCAGCACCGCGACGAGAACGGCCTTGTCGCCGCCGACGCCGTGGAGCAGTACAACAGGATGGCCGCCGACGTGAAGGCCCTGGGCGATGAGATCAGGCGCCTGGAGGACCAGATGGAGATGGACGCAAAGCTGTCCGCTCCGACCTCCGCGCCCGTCCACACCGATCCGAAGGCGGACAGCCGCAAGCCCGCGCGTCCGACCGCGACCGATGCCTACAACAAGGCTTTCTGGGACATGATGCGCGGCAACAACAGCCTGGAAGTGCGCGACGCGCTTTCCGTTGGCGTCAACGAGAACGGCGGCTTTACCGTCCCGGACGAGTTTGAACGCCAGCTGATCCAGGGGCTTGAGGAGAACAACATCTTCCGCACCCTGGCGCACACCATCCATACCAACTCCGGCACCCGCACCATCCCGATTGCGACCGATTCCGGCTCCGCTTCCTGGATCGAGGAGGGCGCGGCCATCCAGGAATCCGACATGAGCTTTGCGCAGGAAACCCTGTCCGCCTACAAGCTGGGCTGCATGATCAAGGTCAGCAATGAGCTGCTGAACGACAGCGCCTTCAATATCGCCGCGCACATCGCGCAGCGTTTCGGCGTCCGTTTCGGCAACGCGGAGGAGGATGCCTTCATCAACGGCACCGGGCCTTCCGCCAACCCGCAGGTCACGCCCAGCCAGCCCACCGGCATCCTGACCAGCCTGTCCCCGTCTGCCGGCAACATCACCGATGATGCCGAGACCGTCCACTTTGATAACATCTACAAGCTGTATTACAGCCTCAAGTCCCCGTACCGCCGGAAGGCATCCTTCCTGTGCAACGAGACCCTGCTGCTGCAGCTGATGCTGATCAAGGACAAGAACGACAACTACATCTGGAAGCCGGGCCTTGAGGTCGGCAAGCCGGATACCATCCTGGGCCGCCCGATCTACACCAGCGGTTACATGCCCGGCATCACCGGGACCGCCGCGGACGACGCGGGCAAGAAGGTCCTGCTCTTCGGCGACTTCAGCTATTACTGGATCGCCGACCGCCAGAGCCGCACTCTCAAGCGCCTGAACGAGCTTTACGCCGTCACCGACCAGGTGGGCTTCATCGGCACACAGCGCGTCGACGGCAAGCTGATCCTGCCGGAGGCCATGCAGGTCATGGCTATGGGCGGCGGCCAGGGCTGATGAAAGGAGGCGCCGGCCATGACGCTGATCACGCTTGCGGAGGCGAAGGAGTACCTTCGCCTGGATACAGCGGATGAGGACGCCGTGGCCGGCGCCCTTTTATCCGCGGCCGCCCGGCTGTGCGTGGATGTCGCGCGGCTGACCGATGAACAGTGGGCGGACATTGATTCGGACAAGCGCCGCTCCGACAGGTATTCCTGCGCGGAGATTGCCGCCGTCCGGGAAACCATGCGCGTGGCGATACTCTATGCGCTGGGCTATCTTTTTGAGCATCGGGAGGAAGCCGACCACCACGCGCTGACGCTCACGCTGCGTTCCCTGCTCTTCGGCATCCGGGAAGGGGTGGTGTAATGGACATCGGGGCGTTACGGACACGGATCATAATCCAGAAAAACGAAACCGCCGTTGACCAGTACAGGAACCACTCCTCCGCCTGGAAG